TTCGATCTGCATACGCTCCATGTCAGCCTGGCGGTTGTAGTCCATGATATTGCCGTATGCGTCAATTGCTGAAGAATAGCCTTGACCAGTTTCTGCGCCTTGCATCATAGCGCCGCCCACACGAAGCATACCCTCGCCCAAACCAATGCGATTGTCTGGGATCGTAGGCGTACGTGAAGACATACGCGCGTTACCAGTTAAGGCTGGTGCTTTCGCTTGGACGTTTTGTGAAAGTACAGGCTGACCCATGTTTAACTGAGGCTGTGCACCTGGTTGTCCATTGAGAATGCCTGGGGGATACGAAAAGTTAACCATCTGTCATTCTCCTTTATAATGGGGCCGCGCCTGGGGAGTGAAAGCCCCCCTGGATACCAAGGCCAGCGCCGCCGAATAACGGATTGAATATTGATGAGTTACCATTGATGCTAAAACCAAGCTGATTAGCAGCACCCGCACCAGCTAACGCGCCACCTAAGAATGACTGATTTGGGTTGACCATATTTGCTTGGTAATTACCTGTGACGTTGTTGCCAGTCAGGAATCCCATGTAATCTTTACCGAGGTTGTAACCGTAGTTGTTCAAGTAATCGAACTGTGCACGATCAGCGTCTAATGCAGCCTGGTCGTAGCCTTGTTGATTAGCTCCAGCGCCCAGCGCCATGTTGCCACCAGATGTCGCTACGTTAGCACCTGTAGTGAACGCATTGCCTAACGTGTTGTTAGCTGCGCTTGCACCGCGTAGGGCATCCATAGATTGACCAAACTGTGTGTTGCTCTGGTTCAGACTTGCGTTGCGTAGACTGTTGAAGACATCAGATCTGACGTCAGCCATACGGTCATCATATGCACGGTTAGCCAGGGCGTCAGCGACACCAGCGCGGCTAGAGTTTGCGTTGCCAGATCCTGATGCCATCTTGTTGATGCCTGGGAGTGTCTGCTCGTTCAACTGGCGTGTACTGTCGCGCATCATGGCCTGGACAATCGGGTTCATGTTGTCCATCGCGTAGTCTGTCGCCTGGGACATCATGTCGGGACGATTGACCATACCTGAGTATTGACCGAAGAGGCTATTTGCGTTGTTCGCAAATCCACCAGCCTGGTTCATTAGGTTCTGGCCTAAGCCTAGGTTTCCCATGCCAAACTTATATAGCGCGTTGTTTGCAGCAATTTGGTTATCGTTTGGTCCAGCGTAGAAGTCACCTTTGTAGGGACCAGTTTCCAACATGTTCTTGTACGTGTCAGTGACACTTTCCATGTTGTCCTTAATGTAAGGCATCGCTGCGTTCAGATACTGGTTGTTCTGCTCGTTAGCGCGATCCATTGCTGCGGCGTTCTTCTTCGCAGCTGAGTTCGCGGCAATACCGCCAACCACCGCTGATCCTATTACGACCCATGCCATATTAGTTTTCCTTTGTGGTATCCTGATCAAGGTTCTCTAAGAACTGATTGAGCTTGGTTAAGTCAGGCTCTTCTAAGCCCATCGCCTCGTATGTCGGGCTTATGACTTCCTCTTCGACCTTGTCTAAGTCTTCTTCTTCAGTCTCTTTAGTCAGGTGGACTGTTGTGAGTATTGTGTCTTCCTCGATGTAAAACACGCGCTTTGCACCAGCTGGGGACACAAACGTCAGAGGACCTTTGAGACGCTGTTTGCCACCATTCTCCGAGACAACAAGGATGGTACCTTTCATCAAGAATGTCAGGTGGGGCTTCTTGTGTAGCTTCCCGACGACGACCATGCCCTTTGGCATGAATAACTGGCGTGCATAAGTTGAGCACCCATAGTCATCATCAAGTGGTGTAAAGAAATGCTGAAGCTCAGTATCGTCGGTGTTGTCCTCGATGTCACCATTCTCTGCACCGTGTATCAATAACGCCTGGAGCGTCATGATAGACGTGCGGATCTGTAGATCTTGCTTCATGTGTTTTATACCTGGACCCAGGTGGATCCGTTGTAGACAACCAGTCCGCTGTATCCGTTATTTAGTGGGTTCCAGGGGGACACGGCATATCGCACCATGCCCTTCTTTGGTTTGTCTGGGGGGTTGTCTGACACCTGAATAGTACCCTCGATCACACTCTTGACCGCGTTCTCGATAGCCTGGAGTTCCTGTGCCAGGTAGACAATCAGACTGGCTTCTAGGGAAGGCACAGGGCGTCGTGTGTAGGTATTGAGTGTTACGTCGGTTACTTCATTCGTCGCCATGCTTAACGTCTCCCTGTCGCTATTACATCGAAGTCAAAACCAGAGACCGTAAAGTCCTTGATGTCTGACGTCTCGATCTTGTAGCTGAGGTATCGACCAGCGGATCTGGAGTCGATCTTGTACTCGGTGTCACTGTCGAAGGTATACGTCGTGTCATACGTGGGGACCTCAGTCGCAATGTCAGCTGCACCCATAGACACATCGAAGTTCTTATCCTCAGCAACTGTGGAGAACTGAGGGACCATCTTTCTGATGTTCTTGTAGCCTGTCAGGGGCAGCTGGATCTCGTCTAGGTCGATGCCCACGCGCTCCAGGCGTATGCCCTTCGTTGCATTGACATCCAGAGGCTCAGACAGCGCTGAGTTCTCGTTGATGCCATCGAGGCCGTAGAGCTTGTGGTCGCTCAGGCCGTCCGTTGTGGACTGTTGGCCTAGCATTAGGACGTGACGTGTGAAGCCAGCATCCTGGGCGGCGTAGGTACCACCAGCGGTGTCGTAGGTTAGCGCAGTGCTGTCGTAGGATGTCACTGTGTCGACGTTGGCACTTGTGCCTGAGTAGACGTTAGGGAGATCCAGGAATGACCAGGTGTTGTTCCTGTAGTTGTAGACGGCTGCTCGGTTACACCCGTCGCCACCTGTGAATTCTACCATGTCGTCGCTACTCTTGTAGCAGAAATAGATTTCTTCACGTGCCTGGTCGAACTGTACGAAACACCTGTCGAAGGCACTGGTGTCGATACTAGAGAAGACAAAGTCTTTGATGCGCCCGTCAACGATAGACTGGCGGGTGACACCATCTGTCACGTAGATGTCCTTTTGGTCAAACACGTAGTGCTTGCCCTCGACTTCCACGATGCAGTTCTGATTGACAACACCAGCGTCACTGAAGAGCTTGCGGAAGTTGAAGATGAAGGTACCACCAACAAACTCCATGAGCCAAACCTGGTCACTAGAGTAGATCAGGAAGTTGGACCCGAGGGTCTGACCATCGATGATCGGGGTGTTCATCTGTGCCAGGTCGTTGAACCCAGCGCTCTTGGTAACGTCTGTCTCGTCCCACGTGGATGGCGCATTGTTAGCTAAGGCAATGTCACTAAAGCGGACCCTAGTTGGAAACGCACTGCCCCCTTCGTCCGTGTTCATGGCAATCAAGAAGTCACCAAAGGATCTGAGGGATTTACAGGTGTAACCAGCGGGCCAGTTAATCAGGGTGCTAAAGTTACTTTGGCTTGGGGTACGATAGATGGGCGCCCTGTCCTCGCGGTTTAGGTACTGGACGTTCGCTAGGGACGTCGCTGTGACCTGGGCGGGGCTTGTGGCTGCACCTGAGGTGTAGTTTAGCGTCTGGTTGCCATTGACATACTCTAGGACGTTAAAGTCGGAACTGACGATGACCACGGTGTCGTAGCCCGTCGCGTTGTAGAGGCCATAGGTGAACACTGGGGTGAAACCACCTGTCAGCGTCGTGATCTCTCGGAAGCCTGGGGATCTACGGACGTTGCCCTGGTCGAACCTGACGTTCTTCGCTCGGGTGAACGCATTCATCGGTAGGTTAAAGGGGTCAATGTCAGTGATTACGCCTACGGAACCTAGGTCGCGGATCGGTAGGTTTGGCATGGACTGAGGTCCTTATACTTATAGACAGGCTGGGGGTGTAGGCCACGATACTGTAGATGGAAACCCAGGTTGCTGGGGGACATCAAGCAAGGCAGTTCGATAGGCCGCTACCTCGGTTTGCTCCTCAGAGCTTAGGTCGGCCCAGCGCAATGGGTTGCTGACAACAGGATCTACCTCATTAGTCAGCTTGGAGTCACGTTGGTACCGCTTTTGCTCTGCCTGTCTTGCATCCTCATCTGCCTGAGAGAATGGCACAAAGTCAGAACCTATGAGAGACAACAGTGCTGCGTTGTCGATGGTCATGTCAGTGTCCCAAGGCGTAAGCATATAGGGAATCCATCCGTACTCTGGGTGGTTAATCTCTACGTCAAACTGTGTGTTCTCAGCGTTCATAGAACGTGCGTTTTTTACTTCTGTTATTTCTATAGACATTTTATGCAATCCTTAGCCAAACTGTACCACGGTCAAGGTGAAGCGAATAACCCATGCATTTCCATGTCCCTGATGTGGTATAAGACGAACTGCTAGATGCTGACCTGTCGGTGTACAGAAGGGAACTAGAATAGGTTGAGTTTGGGCTTGCAGGGGATTGTGTCGTAGCCGTACTACGCATCAAGAATGCATATGCGCCCACACTGGTAGTAGCGGACAGACCCGCAGTCGCAGAGCCGACTTGTGATGATGTTGGTTGGGCTGACGTAATGTAGCCAGCACCGTTGCCAATCTGTGAGTTGTCAGTGATTGCCTGAGGGAAACCTGAGATACTGACGCTGCTTAGGCCGTCTCTTGTTAGCGTCAGGGTAGTACCACTGAATGAACCGCCAGTCACATAGTTGTTAGTGTCAGTGGTACCAGCGGGTAACGCTACGAAGCTGAAGTTGCCTGAGCCGTCGGTAGACAACACCATGCCATTGGATCCATCAGAGATACCCAGGTCCGTTAGGGCGCTGGGGATGGCGGTGGTGTTATTTAGGTTGGCGACTGTAGCAGTCACGGGGCCATCTAGGTTCGGGAAGGTGGCCTTGATGGCGCTCTTGATTAGACGGATGTGGTCGTCAGCCTGACCTAGGCCATCAGTAGACGCAGGGTTCGCTGCGTTCAGACTGTTGATGTACGTGCCAGATTCTAAGGCCATCTTGTGTTCCTCTTTCGGGACTAGTGTCTGACTTAGGTCGGACTTTTGTGGGGCGGAGGTTCTGCTTTAAGAGGTCTGACAACAACAACAACAAGCACAACCTTTAACGGACTTTTGAAATCGATTGATTGATTGGACCACTGGGGGCCAGAAAGTCTGACCATGGTACCAGAATCCTGAGCGGATCTGATGTCGACTGATGGTCAACCATTGATTTCATTGGATTATTTACCAGAGAGGATATGATGTCTGCTCTGGTTTCGGGTCTGAGGTTTCAGACATTAGGGACATTATGCGACACATGTCTGGATGACCCTTGTTTCTTTTAAGTACAAATCGGGACCTATAGCCCAACTGGTGTTAGACCTGAGTTTCACTCCAGTCTGACCACTGCATCCTGATCACTAGTACTACTAGAGATGACAACCAGACACATAGGACAACCGATGTCACCTCAGGTTCTCGCTGTAGTAGTCATACAGATCCTGGAGAGCTGATGTACCACTTGAGTGATCATGAGTGTCCTGAGCTTTGGTCTCTAGTTCCTCGCTAGCGCAGCTAGCCTCGGTCACCTGTAGTGGACTGTAGCTGATGTCATTTATTGACATACTCCAAGCCCAATCACTACCAGCCTGAC